CATTCCAGCCTACATTTTCTCTGCAGTACAGCGGATATAACACTAATGGCTGTCCACAGTTTGAATGACTCAGGAGGTTCTGAGTTCGCTGTGTAATCAAGAAAGCTGTCTATCCAATCGGGAACATGCCTACCCGCCATTAGGGTTCTCCTTACGCTGTTCTGACACTACATAACCGTTCTCTCTATCCTTGCTTGAAAAAGCTACAACAAAGGCTTCGGCAAACTTCAAAGCTAGAGACTCTCTACGAGCTTTTGTAAAGGTTATAAGTTCTGGCCTGGTACAAAATACTGCCTCTATTGGAGTGCTGTCTCGTGAGGGAATATCTAAAGGCATAAGTACCTCTCTGAGAAGACCTTCATCAATAAAGATTTCTCCATCCCATACAAGAAACTCTCGGTCAGTCATAATAGATACTTTAACCTTTCCCATTAGAAGTCTCCTTACCGCTTAATTCGAGATAGCCCTCTTCTATTGCCTTAGCCAAAGCTTCAACAGTCTCAGGAAAGTTCTTCGCTTTGAGCTCTATCCCTTGTTCTTTCTGCAGAGATAGCCCAAAGACTACATCAACAGGAATGACAAATTCATAGTCATGTACATGAAGAGGTATTTCCAGATTCTGTTTAATCAATATCAGTATTTCAGCCATACGTCGGAAGCCTACAGAGATAGGAATTTGAAAACCTATTTGGTCATGCACTTGGATCAGAAGCTCTACAGGTTTAAAGAGGTGTTGGTTATAATAGATGTATTCTAACCCTCTTTCATTAATCACATCTCCGACAGTCCCCTGAGGGATACACGCGTAGGCTTCTTTAAAAGTTTCGTCATTTAACTGACCGAGGAACAAAGTTTTTCGTCCCATCAGATTGGTAAGAGTTCTACTTTCTCTCAAGCATTTTTTAACATAAGTATGAAAACCTTGCCGGACACCTGGGTAGACTTTGTGATACCTGTCAACGATCATCTTGGCTTCACGCTCAGGGATTTCATACAACAGAGCGAAGTTTTTATAACTGAAGTCATAGTTAAGACCGTGGTTGGCCCGCTTGCCCCAATCTCTTTCTGAATGTTCCCCTGATCCAAGAGTCGCTGAGCCTTTTTCATCAGAGATTTTATCCGGATCTTTGTTAAAAATCAGGCCAGAAGTTAGACGATGAACATCCTTGTTATTAAGAAAGGCGTCAATCATCTCGGTGATTTTACCTAGGTAGGCAACCAATCTGTTTTCAGCTTGACCTAAGTCTAATGAAAAGTAAATATACCCTTCATCAGCAAGCAGGTATTGTAAACAGTTGTGTGGCCAATTCTGCATATTCATCCCGGTTCCAAACACATTCTCAGAGGATGATAGGCGGGCATACCTAGTGCCGACAGGATTATAGGAACATCGAATCCTTCCGTCAGCGTCAAACTTGTCTGGGTCAAGATAGTTAGAACGTATCTTGGACAACTTTCGAATTTGCTGAAGGAGGGCTGCCTCTTTGTTTCCTTTCCTAATTAAACGCTTCAAGGCGTCTACATCAGTTGTGGGCTTTTTAGTCTTGCGATTCTTATAGACAGGATTACCTTGGATTCCGTAAAAGAAGTTTGCAATCTGCTGAGGAGAATTAGGATTAATCCCATATCCTACTCTAGCCTGGAGTTGACGAGTTAGGTCTTCGACCTCTTTGTCTATTTCCAAAGCACGCTTACGAATCCCGTCCATGTCAGCTCTGATGCCTCTCTCCATCATGTAGGTAAGAGGCTCAATCAACTTACGCTGACGCTCATAGGTTTCAAGATTTCCCTGGCGTTTAAGCTCTTCGAATTGCTTAGGGAAAGCTTCCGCACAGATACATGAGTCCGTCCCGTTGTATGTCCAGAGACGAGGATAGTTCCCTCCGCCAAAATACTTCTTACCTTCATCCTTGTAATACGGATGAGTTGTCCACAGACTTGTGATGAAATCCAGGCCGATAGGAAACTCAGGCATCAAGGTTCTTTGAGCAATCATAGTATCATCCACAGAATGTGTGATAATCCTATTCTTTCTCATCAAGAAGGATGCATCAAAGATAATATTCTGCCCTCTCTTACGAACCTTTGGGTCTTGCAGAATTCTCGCAATCATCTTCCATATCTCTATCTCTTGCTCAACAGTGAAGTAGTCTCCTGTTTCGCAAACAAAAGGTATAGAGATTGCGCCTAAAGAGCTAAACGCGAAGGATATGCAAGAGACCTGCTCATTCTTACACTCAATATCGTAATCAATAACGTAGCCTCTAAGACCTTCTTCATAACAGGTTTCGAGGTATTCTATACATTCATCGAAGGATGGCCGAATCTTAATGTCATAAGAAGATTCTTGAAACTTTCCTTCCATCACATCTTTAGCACGCTTCAAGTCCCACTGAAGCAAGATGCGATTAAGATACTGATTCTTCGGAGGGATGATTGTAGCAGGGTGAATGACAGGAATTACTTTCCTACCTGGAATAAGCGAGGATTCAAGAACAGAGCCACGCCATCTAGTGATTCCTACATGCCCGGTCAGAGCATACAGAGCCACATTCCCTGCGGCTACTATAGGTCCTCGGGTTTTCTTGAGTTCAAATTCCAGGACTTCAATATACTTATACCACGACTGTGATACGTGAACTTTTCCCTTATCAAAGCGGAAGTAATGAACCAGAGGATTATCAAGATCTTTGATAACATTAGTGATGTAGGTCTCTTGACGAAGCAAACCTACAACATTCATGCAGTCAGTGAGTTCTCTACCTGCTGGCCCTATGAAAGGTTGTCGGAGTTTAATCTCCATTCTACCTGGCTGCTCTCCTACTATAACTAGAGGAGCATCAGGGTCTCCGTATGGAGGGACAAAAGTTGCGCCTGTTATCATATTACTCTCCCTCGAGATTTCTTACCTTTCCCCCTAAGAGGGCTAGGTCATTGAGTGCTTTAGAGCAGTAGCGTCCAGATGGGCGGGTGAATACCACCTCTGTTATTCCGGCGGCTAAAATCTGCTTAGCACATAGCTCACAAGGAACATCATCTACATAGATTGTGGCGCCTTTACAGGCAACACCGTGTTTGGCACACTGAATAATGGCATTAGCTTCTGCATGCACAGCACGACATTTCTCGTATTGTTGTCCTGAAGGGATGTTATTTGCCTCTCGAAAACATTCCCCTAAGTCGCTACAATTAGGGGTACAGCTAGGCGCGCCATTATACCCTGTTGCAAGGATCTGTTTATCCTTGACGATAATTGCTCCATGAGTGGCACGTAGACAAGTAGAACGTGTAGCAACAACAGCAACAATATTAGAGAAATAAGCATCCCATGAAGGCCGCATAGTTTATCCTTATCTGGATCATGCCCACAATAAGGACACGTCCAACTTTCGCACACAATCTTACGACATTTAGGACATACCCAACAACTCATTGTTTACTCCAAGCTCTCCTTGATATGCAGAATATACTTATCCCGATAAGTTTTCCCTAGATCAAAACCTAACGGATGCATATTGGCTTCGAAGGCTGCAAGAAGTGTAGCTCCACTACCAGCAAAAGGCACTAATACCTTAGAGTTCGGCGGTGCAAAGGTTTCCAATACCGCTTTGATCATAGGCTCAGGACGCTGAGTTGGGTGGCGTTTTTTATCAGGCGACACAGGATCAAAAGCAAACACGTTTTTGGTACCAGGCTTGGCTAAAGTGGGACTACCTTTTGCCGCGTAGAAAAACATTTCATAACATGAGGCAAGTCTGGTGGTGGGGCTATTAGTTTGCCCATTCGGCTTGACCCATAATCCAGGGATACGAGGAACTCTGAAGCCTGCTCCTTCAAGAATAGACGCTATGAGTTCAAACCAAGGATCAGGCCCAAACCAGAAGATCACATAGCCATTAGGTTTCAGAACTCGGTGGCACTCTTTGATAACTTTGGCCAGGAATTTGGGATATTCTTTGGCCTCAATCTCGTTGTAATCTGATAGTCCGTCTGCTCCAAGACCTCGCTTAGACTTGGCCGATTGCAGATCAATGCCATACGGAGGATCAAGCTCAATCACGTCGAAATGTTCATTAGGGAGGTCCTTGACAGCTTCAAAGAAATCCCTAATGACATAAGCATCGAACATAGCTTGGAGCTTTTTGTCTGCAGAACCCATCTTCTTCTGAGCTTCAGAAGCCAGATGGTCGTTGAGAATAGTTTGCTCCATCCGCTTCTTTAACTTACCCGCGTCAGACGCATTCTTACACTTGGACCAGGGAGCATCAGGAAACTGTTCAATCGCATTAGCGAGGGCAACATCTTGGGAAACTTTCCCTTTGGATACTCCAAGAAGAGCTGCTGTATCAGATAGAGAATGTCCTTTGGCATCAGGAGCTCTGGAAACTTTCTCTCCGTGGATGGCTACTTGAAGACGATGAACTTCACGTTCAAGAAAAGCTTTCTCCTGCCAAGAGAGGTCTTCCCTTTGGATGTTTTCTTCAAGCTCAATAGAGCGATACTCCAGATCAGAGAGAACATGGTTGTAAATTCTACAGAGAATATCTTCAGAATTCATCTCCTCATGAGCACGAAAACGTCTACCTCCAGCCACCAGAAGGTAAGGCTTCTGGCTTTCAGAATCAGGATGGAGAGAAACCGCTACAGGATGAATAAGACCTTTTGATTTAATAGACTCAATCAAAGCTGGCACATCCCGATAGTCCTTTCTAGCCCTATCCCCAACATCAATATGAGATAACAGAACAGTTTTTTGCACAGGTAAGGTGGTCATTTAGTCACTCCTAATTCTTTGAGAAGTTCCGCCCTTTGCTCAGGCGTGAGAGTTTTGGCTAAAGTATTTGCGTCCACTTTAGACCCCGATCCTTTGATCGCAGCATTAGCAGACCTAGTGCCTTTCTTAGCCTTTTTATATTTCTTAGGGTTGTCGGGGGGAGTTCTTCGAACATGACGGAGATTTTTAACAAAGTCAAAAGCCTCCTGTTCTGACATATCAAGGATTGACACCGCCAGTTGATCAATCGTCGCCATTGGTTAGCTCCTTTGCATACATATCAGAGAGTTTCATCTCTCTGGAAAGTAACAAAGATACTACTGCAGCACGATCCTTTTTCAACAAGGTGATAAAGTCATCTATGATAGGTTCGAAGACTCGTGAGCGAACTCCCCAATCTAAAAGATTACGCAGATCGTTGATTTGATCTTGGCGTAAATCTATAGTGAGTCGCGGCCTGTATTCACTCAACGAGTTAGGCATCAAAGGCTCCTTGAAAAGCAGGCGACCCCTCTAGATGAGGGGCCACCCTATGTTTAAAATTTAAACACAGCCGATGAAAGATTAGGCTCCGGTGATGAACTTTTTGACAAAGTTCTGAGGACCGTATTCCTCGTCGTCCTTATGCCCGAGGATTGCCCAGCCTTCCAGCCCTGCCAGCTCTTCGAACTCTACCTGACGCCCGAAGTCGACACCGAAGGCTTCACCGAAAGTTTTGAGGCGGGCCAGGGTCTTGTTCAAGTCCTTGGCATCCATACCATCGTGGGGAAGGGCCATGTAGTGGGTGAGGTCCTTGGAGGTAGGCTCTTCCGGAATCTCGAAACGCGGAAGGATGTAGGGATTGCCAGAGGCATTTTCTTTGACGCCTTCACACTCGATCAGGCGGAGCTTGTACTCCCCTTCCTGTACTGCTTCAGGCTCGACTACATCTTCCATGTTGTGTTGCGTGAGGTCAAGAATACTCATGGTGATTCTCCTTTTTTTGATTGTTTAGGTTTAGGTACTAGTTAGGGTTAGGTTATAGTTAAACCTTTCGCATAGGCATCACCTACCTTTCATTTAGAATAGTTAAACAAACAACGGTTTATCTGCCACAGATTTGTGGGCCTTCTTGAGAAGCACTTTGATATCAGGCTCTTCCCAAGTTTTAAAGTCTCCCAATTTCGCTAACTTGGACGAACCAGGGTACATGCCGTTCTTCGCAGTCAGAACTTTGTACTCAATGTTAGTCATACCTTTTTGCTCGGCGACACAAGTCCAGATTTCATCGAACTGGAGAGGTATAATTACTTCAGCCTTCCCAGTGGTCATGAATTTGTACTTGTATTTCCCAGTAGATTCATCCTTGTCACTTTCCAGGTGCCCTGTCATGATGAAGTCGCATGGGAGATCAAGCATCTTTTTGACATAGTTCTGGATTTCAATCTTTTGCGGACCATAGTCTTTGGTAAAGCGTGGGGCTTGCCCTGGGATGCCTCCTTTGTCTAGCACCCAGTTCATGATAGCCAGAGACCAGGTAGTCGCGCTGTCGAGAACATAAGTCCCGAAGTGTTCGAAGTAGCCAGACTTAACCCGGCGTTCAAACTCCCGCTTCCACTCCATAAAGGCCCACTCTTTTCCTGGGGCTCCTGAAGATTTTGCACACATAGGCTTTGTCGGGTCTTCAGATTCCCAACGAGAGTCAATGACAATCTTGCCAGACTTGACAAAGGGCATAAGGGCTTTGGTACCGCCAGGGTCAAAGGAGTCTATGTGGATAGGCTTCTTTGCCGTAGAACAGAGAGTAGTCTTACCAGAGCCAGACTCTCCTAAAAGAAGCAAGTTGAAGGAGTTCTGTCTTGGATCATCAACGTACATCTGTTGAAGTTTGGCAGCTTCATTCTTGATATCGAGGAACTTTTTATCCTCAGCAGGTGGAGATTCTTTTGTTGGAGTTGTAGGTTTAGTTTCCATAGTTATTTCTCCTTGATGTTTAGCCCGTGAAGACGGGCAATTTTGTCGTTTTCTTCACTTAGTATCTGAAGTTCTGTCAAAAGGTTTTGCGAAACCTTAAGACCTAAAACTTCAGCACAGTTAGTGATGTTAGCTTTTGCCATAGCCAGCTGACCTTTTCTACTACGCCAATAGCATTGCTCTGACTGTTTACGACTTCTCTTCATGAGACTTCTCCTTGACGTTTACGCCTTTAAGACGAGCAATTCTGTCGTTTTCTTCGTGCATCAGTTGAAAATGTGACAAGAGAGCTTTTGGCGGATTTAGCCCCAGTTCGATTCCTACATCAATAAGATTGGCTTCGGCCCCTGCAAGCCGCCATCTTCGAGACGCCCATACAAGGCGAGCTCGTTGTTTTGGAGATAAGTTTCTAGCTTTCATCTTCATGAGACTTCTCCTTTTTAATTACCGTAGCTTGACCTTCAGCAATCTGGATATCTGTCTGAGTTTCCTCAGCAGAGGGATTCCAGTGACGAATGACATGCCCCAAAGGCGGTTCATCACAGCGGGCCAAAGGATTCTGCCACGCATTACAGAAGTCTTGCCAAGGGCAGCCATTATACTTGGTGCAATTGGTAGAGTTCATTGGAAACGCAGTTAACATTGGATCGTCAGGGGAACAATCTTCAAGCCATCTGAAGTTTGCCGCAATCTGGTCGAGCCAATACTGGATCGTCCACAACCAGGTGTTCATCTGGGCACGGGTACGTTGAATAGGGAAACGTTGAAAGTCGAATGGAGGCTCGACAGTGAGCTTCTGCCCTGAGAGAATCTGTTCCCAAGCCCTCTTGACCTTCTTAAAAGCGACTCCATTCATCGTTACGCCAGCCACTTCCTCTTCAGGAAAGAGACAATGAAGCACGTGGGAGTAGCATCCCACTTGCATAGACAGAGGCCATTGATTCTCCCACATGTAGAAGGAGGAAGCAGTCTTATGCTCCAGAGAGAAGTGGCCTCTATCGCCGGAACAAATAGTGTCCATACGAAAATAGAGATACTGCTCCATGTTGACTGCGATCTTACCACCAATCTCGACGTGGAGAACTTTGAATTTAAGATCGTCTGTCTTGTACTTGTTGGCATAGTTAGCGAGGACAATGAGAGCATTATCCGGGGTCTTTGGATGAAACAGTTCGTCAGTCTCAGGAGGGTAATACTCTCGATAAGTTTTCAGAAATGCTGCATGAGCTTTGAGAACCGTATCAGCGTCATAGCCTTCAGTGTGAATAACTTCCATAGCTTTATGCCAGGCTATGCCAAAGGCCAGATGGTTGGAGGGAGTCTCAGGCTGCCATCCCAGGACGTATTCGTAAAAGTACATACGAGGACAGGTCATGAAGGAAATTACTTTGGTGGCGTCCTGGATGTTATGAGTAGGGACACGAGGAATTAGGTCGAATGCTAAAGTTGACATATGATACCTTCCTTTTTTAATTCTTGACATTTATTAAGTACTTGTCGAAGTGTGGCCTCTCTGGTTAAAAAATGCTGCATGTGGTGATAGTCTGAACTCTCTTGTTGAGCCTTCATAGCACGTTTAACAGCGTCTTCTAACCACTGCTCAAAAGCATCTTTAATCTCCGCCACTAGTTTGCTCCTTTATCTGTGCATTGAGTCTTTCTTGATACGCAGCCAGAGCTCTGCGGGCAGAGGAATCTAAGAAAACCGGACGAGTAATACTTATCCCATTCGAAGTGAATAATGCAATCCCTTCAGCGGTCTGCCCTACATAGGCCCCATCGCTAAGGTGCTCAGGATTTATAATCTCCCAGCAGTTAAGCTCTTCTTGTATACTCATAGTTTCGCTCCTTTCTCGAGCTAGTTAAGTACTACAGTTTTCTCCAAGTATAAACTATCTCCTCCTCTCCGCTCCTTGTAAAGCAACAGATTTATCTTCCCGTGCCTGGATGCAAACATACTACAAGCCACGGCACACATGATAGTCATGCCTGTTAGCAGGAGATAATCCTCTGGGGAGGACGCATCTAAAAAAGGCTTAAAGATGCGAAACATCTTGGAAGTGTTAAAGCGGTCTACACTCCCTTCAGTCATAAAGACTAATTCCCCATAACCTTCTGCTGCAGAGAAGTCATGACAACTTTTATTTATAACAAAGACTTTAGCCATTAGTGCCTCATTATCATACTTTTGATTAACGCTTCTGCATCACTGTCACCTGCAGACTCTTCCAAGGTTTTAATACAGAGTGCGAATCTCGGGACTCCTTTAGGGGTGAGATTCTGATACTGTATTTCGCATAAGCGTTTTCTATAGGACTCTCTGTTTCTCCAAATATCCTCACGTTCTGCATGAGTAAGTTGTCCTGCACCAACTCCAAATGGATCACCGTCTGTCCCTCTACAAATGAACGCTCCAAGAGTTTCTTTACGATTCCCATGTTTATCTATGGCCTCCTCAAAGTCGATAATCTCATAGATGTCAGTCTTCTTGGGTTTAAACTTCATACCGTAAATAGAGCGCTTACGCACATAAGGGGCGTAGACATTCCTGACAATGATTCCTTCGTAGTCTTCAGATAGGTGCCGATTGTAGCACTGGAGGACTTCTTCAGGAGTAAAGACAATAGTTCCAGGAACTAATACTAGGGGATTCATAAAGTGAATGTCTCTAAGAAGCATCCACCTTTCCCCTTGAATCATGTTTTGATCGTTTACAGGGATGATATCAAAGATGTGAAAGTGCATAAGAGATGCTTCATCATGCATGAGAACTTTGCGGGATACGATAGAGTGAATATCATTAAAGCCCATGTCATGGTTATAGAGTTCCCCATCCAGCTCAGTTCCCTCTGGAAAGCCCATCTTTTCAACAGCCTCATTTATGTGAGGCACAGAGGAAATGATATTCTTTTCAGAAGAAACAAGGAGGACTCCAGACGACGTTATAAGAGCTCTACATCTTTCACCGTCAAGTTTAGGTTGAATTAAGAAGGGAGGCTGCCACTTGGCTAGACGTGCTTCTTCGTAGGGATAAAAGAGCATAATGCCTGAACGTTTGCTTGCCATAGTTATCTCCATCCAACATTTTTTGAAGCTTGAACATGGTCACAGGTTTGTTTTTTCTCTCCCATCACTTTGCTATAATACTCTCCGACTTCTCCTATGAAGATACTATCTCCTGCAGGAGCAAAACGCCAACGTTCTAATAAGGTCTCATAAGAGGCATTATCTATCCAAGTTTTTTCCGCTTCAGTCATAACTACCTCCATCCAAAGAATAAATCTTCAAGTCTTGTTTTTGCACTAGTGTAGTCTCTATAATCTTTCCAATTCTGCGCACAATTATAGACAACCCACACAGCATTTGTAACCTCTGGACGAATCTCTTTGACAATTCCGTTTTCATATTCATCAGGGGAATAGTGTTCTGGCTGGTAATAGACTTTGTCGCCTACTTTTAATGTCTCTGTAGAAGGTATCATACTTATCGCTCCATTCTAGATATGAGCTAGTGCAAAATGGTGACATTTATGTTAGGAAAAAGAGGGAGAGCCGAAGCCCTCCCCCTACCTACTCAACCTGGGCTATTACGCGTTGCCGGCCAACAGGTTCTGGATGAACTGCTGCTTTTGATCGTCGTCCATGTTGGCCATAGCTTTGCGGGCCACGGCCAGCGGATCGACAGTGCGCTCCATCTGCACGCCAGGCTTCCAGTCGACCAGGGTAGTTGCAATCTCATCCTGGTTTTTGCCAGCTGCGATGAGCCGACGGATGACGCCCTGGAGGGTGATCTTCATGTTGGCCCTGGCGTTGGTGAAGACGACTTCCTCACCGAACTTGGCTACGAGTTCTTTGAGATTCTTACCGAAGTCGAAGGTGATAGTGACCTCGTCATAGCCTTCCTTTTTGGCACTGACTTCGATGACACCGGATTCCTGAACAGCTTCTTGGGTATTTTCTTCTTGGGTATTTTCTTCTTTGGCCATTGTAGTTCTCCTTTACTCTTCTGGTTGAGGGTTGAGAAGCTCTTTGATAAAAGCTTCCTTGGCAGCCGGAGACAGGGTTTGAATATAGTCTTGTAGACTTAACTTAGGTTCACCTCCTTTTTTAGACTTACTTTTCCCTGACTTCCCGTAGGCGAGCTTTTTAAGTCGCCCATCTTCTTCAGCGATTTGATACTCGAGTTGATCGTGGCGTTTTTTCAGTTTGTTGAAAATACTGAAACATTGTTCATAGATCTTTCGAGCTTTAGTCAGAGCCTCATTAGCGTATCGAAGCTCTGGTTTTATTTGCGCCAGTTCTTCCCTTTTCTCTTCAATGTCCATCCTTTCGCCTCCATATTGGAAAGGGTGAGCAACTATTTTGGAACCCCATTGTAACATGAATCAAAATAGTTTGCAACAACTCTGTTTAAAAATATCCAATAAGTTTTGCCGGGTTTCCTATGTTTAAAATTTAAACACAGGTGGCGTTATTTCTCTAACATTGTGTCCAGAGCTTCTTGTACTAGCTTTGTTAAGTCCTCTCCTTTAAGCCTAAGAGCGATATCAGCATCTACAATCTTTTTGTCAAATATGCAGATTGTGTATGCTGTAGAATCTCCTGTACTAATTTTATGAAACCATCTGTCTTGTTGTACTACCATTGATCTCCCAGGTAGGTTTCTCTTTAGTTTTTGTAACGCTTGTTTTGTGTTCATAGTTTGCTCCTTTCTAAATAACTATTTAGTTCTGTAACTTGAAATGGCATTACTTACTTCTTTAGACAATATTCCATGCTCCAAATAGGCGCGGTCTTGTAACTCTTTCCGTACGGCTAGAGCGTTACGATTAATAGCCCCCATTTCCTGGTTAGTCATAGGAAGAATCCCGTCTCGCCCTATTGGCCCTGTACATACTCTTCTGTCATAGTCTTCACAACGAGTGTGGTATTCTTCGGCCAACTTATGAAGATATTGATCCTGCTCTACATACTCAAAAGTTCCTAAATATTCTCGAACAAAGTCCTCGTCGAATCCTTCATTCATAGTTGTTCCTTTTCTAATCTACTTTTCGGATAAGACCATCTTGTTCTGTAATAAGCCCTAATGCAAGCATATCAGCTCGCAAGTTTGGGCCTATCGGTTCAAAATCATCGTCAAACCATTGGACTTTTGGAGACCCGCCAGTGTTGCGAATGTAATCTAAAGCTTCTCTGTGTAATGGTTTCATAGTTTACTCCTCTCTAATTATCCCTCATGAAAGTGATTACCCTTGGGTCAGTCTTAACTGCAAACTTCCTCAAAGAACGACTAAGCGACAGGCCCTCCAGATTAGTGCATCGAGACAACGCTACATATGCTTGCCCTCGTTCGAACACATAAGAGCAATCAAAATGCACCTTGTCAAAGGTTAACCCTTGAGACTTATGCACAGTAATTGCGTACCCTAAGCGGAGAGGGAACTGTATAGCTTCCCCAAGGATAGCTGTAGAAAACTTCTCATCTTCCATAGAGCATTCTTCAGACTCCCATTTAAATCTTTTGATTACAACCTCTGGGCCATCATCAAGTTGGACTTTAATAAAGTCGAAAGGTTTAGGGTCGTTAGGGTCTGCGTGGATTTCAGTGATGGTGCCAAGACTACCGTTGACATAGGCGCCTCCATTAACTACAGTCATAACCCTAGCGCCGACTTTGATGGAGAGATATTCAGGAGCTGTGATAGTTTTCTCTATGTGGAAATCCGGAGAGAAGTTTTCATACTCCATGGTAAAAGTAAACTCTTCTGCATCAAGATTGGCCAGAGATATCTCATTAGCAGTGTCTACCTTCTTGTTGGTTGTTCCAAGGATGATAGTCTTATCAGAAGGACGAATCACTTGGGTGTTCAACAAGCTTAAAGCCGAAACAGGAGTCTTCCCTTGGCGTATTAAGTTAAGCGCCTCAGCGAAATCTGATCCATCTTTTTGACGATAAATCTTGGTGAGATTGCAAGTAGTTACCTCGGCATCTTCCCATATCTTCGATTGGAAGAACCAAGGATCAGGTAATCTACCTTCCTCGTGTTGAGGAACTACTGGAGGAAGTTGAAAAGGGTCTCCCACAGCAATCAACCGGACACCGCCAAAAGGTGTGTCATCATCCCGGATTACCTTCAGAACGTAGTCTACAAAGGTTAGAACATCACTACGAACCATAGATATCTCGTCGATCAGTAGAGTGTGGATTCTCCTGAGCCATTCCTTCTTCTCGCGCTTAATCTTGCTGGCAGAGATAGAGGCTTGATACGCGATGTCGGCAATAGAGAAGGGGATGTTGAATACTCTATGTAGAGTTTGCCCGGAGACGTTCATGGCGGCTACACCAGTAGGGGCGCAGATAGCTACGAATTGTTTAGAATTTTTCTCAAGCCATTTGGAGACGAGATAGCTCTTCCCTGTGCCGGCTCCTCCAGTTATAAAGAGAGACTTGTTGGAGGTTAGCAGGAGTTCAAGCACTTCTTCCTGTGTAGTGTTCATTTCTCCTCCTGACGTTCAGCTATAAGGGCCTCAAGGAGGACCATGTAGTTTCTGGTGTCTCCGAGTTTTTCTTGCCAGAAGGATTGTGGCTTGACTACACCAAGAGCCAATAGGTCAATAGCGTCCCTAGTGGCCACTAAATGTTTCACTAGCATATTCCAGAGAGCCGCTTCAGGAGTTCTGCCAAGGGCTTGAAACTCCGCAGCATTGTGGAAGTTAGCTAGTCTGTCTGCATCACTGGCATATTCCGAACTTTTGGTAATCATCTGGTCTCGTTCAAAAGCTTGACGTGCGCGGAAGATTTTGTTAAACTCTTTGTAGTCCATAATAGATCCTTTCAATCGAAGTAGTGGCCCACTTTTTGAAGGCAGTAGGCAGTTGTGGCCTTAGCGCGAATGTTGTTGTATTCAGCAGGATGTGTTGCAAATAGATGATCAGCCAAATTCTTTGCGCATTCGGTTAGGTCTGAAGCTGTAAAAGTTTCTTTACATAGGTCACATTTTGCTCTGTATGTTGCCATAGTTTGTTACCTTTCTATAATAGGAAAAGCGGTTAATAAGGCGTCTTGTTCATCTAGGAGTGCACAAAGTTTAATTTTGGCAAACTCTATGTCCAACTTAAAATTTCCCCCAAGAAATTTCATCTGTTCGTTGAGTAAGTCTCTCAAGATACGTACTCCTGAGAG